AGCTGCCGCTCGCGGCCATGACGGCGGTCGATAGCGTGCCAAGCACGCCAATAACCTTTACCAGTGCACTGCCGATCAGCGCCGCCTTTTCGATCACCGTACCGATGATCAGGACAGCCCCCGACAGCGCCACGCCTGCCGCAGCGGCCTCGACAACGAAGCTCTTGGTCTCAGGCGTCAGATTGTTGAACGCCGTTGCAAGTTCCTTGGCTCGCTCAACCATCGGCGTCAGCACGTCTTTGACGACCGTCTTCCCAATCGGCACCAGCGACTTCCCGAACTCGGCGGCGGTGGCAAATACCTCCTCCCGCAGATTCTCCATGCTGGTTTTGAGGTCCCCGCCAGCCCGCCCGCCTTTCTCCAGTTCGCTCACCACGACGCCGATGAACTGCTGCGCCGAGATGCCCATGCGCTCGAAGGTCTTGGCCGGGTCGCCCAGCGCCGCCGCGCCGAATTTGTCTTTGATTATCGCGGCAATTTGCGGAATGCGTTCAACGATGGGGTCGAGGTTTTCTTTCGTCACCTTGCCCACAGCCGCCATTTGCGAAAGCTGCCGAATGGCTTCCGAGAAGTCCTCTTTTCCGCCACCCACGACCGCCAGAGCGTTGCCTAGCTCGCGCATGATGCGCCTGGATTCGTCGGCGGTGCTCCCGAGGGTCTGCAGGCGGATCGAGCCCTGTACGGCCTCTTTGAGCCCCAGCCCCGGCAGCTTCGAGACTTCTTTCAGTTTCTCAAGTTCAGTCGCTGCCGCCGTCGTGGACTTCATCGTTGCGGCGAGACCTTTTTCCAGCGTCTCCATCTGCATCGCCGCGTTGAGCGCCGCAGCGCCCGCGGCTACGACCGGCGCGGAAAAGCCGATGGAAAGCGCCTGCCCGGCCTCGCTGATCGTCGCGCCGAACCGCTTGATCTTGCCGAGGCTGGCGTTGACTTTCTTGTCAAAGTCGTCCGTCGAAGCGCCGATTCGGACAATCAAATTGGAGAGTACGGGCATTTAGCGCTTCCTTTGCTTTGCGGCCTTCTCGGACTCTTTGTGCTTCAACTCCAGATAGGCGGCCCACTCGGTGAACTCGCTGCTGCTCATCTCGCGTAACAGCCGCCCAACTGGCATATGCAATAGCTCGGCGAGGGCGAAGGCGAATCGCCGCTCGCCCGTTAGTTTTTTTCCGCTGCTTCTGCCGGTTCCGCGCCAAGGCCCGAGATGCGGCAGATTTCAGTTACGATGCGGTCGATCACCGCGCCAGGCATATTTACGATGGCGTCGTGGTGTGCCGCTTCAAAGATCGGCTTGCCGGTCGCCGGGTCAAACGTCGAGGCAATCACCAGCCGCGCCATGGCGACCGCTGGCCACTTCTTCGCGTCTTCGCCGAACTTCAGGCGCTGCTCCACTGTCATTTCGCGGATGCCGATTTTTGCATCCCACTCGGGCACGTCCAGCGTTTCTTGCTTCAAAGAGACGGCCAGGATTTTATCTGCTAGTTTCATGAGTTTAGGTAGTCGAGCACGCCATGCACGGAAAAGCTGACGTTCTCTTTGATCGTCTCATTTTCGCCAGTGTTTACGCTCATGCTATTTTGCATCGCGCCAAACATCCAGCGCACGCCGCCGGCGTAATCGGCGTAGCAGTTGATGACGTAGTAGCTCGTGGCGTTCGTGTGGAAGTAATTGTCGTTGTAGAAGCGCGCGAACGTGCAGGTCGCATCGCCGCCAACGCGAGCCCTAGACTTCCAAGAGTCGCCAAACACCTGCACTTCTTCGAGTACCGGCTGCACGTCGAGCGTCCAGTCCGTTGCCTGCGCGACCTTCGATAGCGTCAGGAACTCGCCGGTGACCGTCACCGTGCCCGCCGGCGCAGCCTGCAAATAGATCTTGCCGCTGCCGTAGGCTACTTGGTACCGGCTGGATGGAATCGGCGTGGCTCCATCGAGAACCGTAAGCGATGCGTTGGGGTTGATGGCCCTGCGGGCGGCGTCCGTGATCTGGTACACGTTGCCGCCCAGGCTGGTCGTGGCTTCGCCGGTCATGGCCGTGCCGCTGCCGGTGGCGAGGTAGATATCTGCGTTGCGGCCTGCGAGAACTGCCATGGTCGCTCCTTACGTGTAGCTCAGTGCGCCGCTGCCGGTGAAGGTGTAGCTGATCGTGACCAGGCCGTTTTCGCTGGCGTTCAGCGCGGCCTGCACGAAAGCCGTGCCGCTGTAGTAGTTCGTGCCGTCGATGTAGAATCGCGCCGCAACGGTCGTGCCGCCCAGGAACGCCGTGTTGAGCGCAACGTGGCCATTCGTGTCGGTATCATCGAAGCGGCCCGATGCGGTCCCGCTCCATTCCTTAATGGTAGCGGTTCGCTCCTTCCAGGTGTCGCCGAACGACTGGGTCTCTTCGAGGCCCGTCGATACGTCGAGCGTCCAGGTATCCAGCTCGGCCACCGTGTTAGTGCTGATTTTGAAACTGCCAGCGTTTCCTGCGAGAACTGCCATTGTATCCTCCTAGTCGTAATCGTGAATGAAGTCGAACTCTAAAATCACCGCATAGAGTTTTTCGTTGGTCTCGAGCGTTTCCTCGTATTCGATGCGCCGCCCGTTGAGATGCGTCGAGCGCACCGTCAGCCCGCTCGCCGCAGTGATCGCGGCCTGCTGATTGATGACAGCGTCGTAGATCGTGTCGCCAAGATCCTCAGCGGCTTTGCTGTTGCCGGTCGCCATGCAGTAGATATTCACCGGGCGCCGCGTGGCCGTCGGCGCTGCGCCGATCGAATGGAACGGGATATCGTCGATGGCCTCGATGACCAGCGCCGGGTACTTGGTTGCGCGGGCCTGCTCGGCGTGGATGTCGTAGACTCGATTGCCGACTACCGACGAGATGCTTGGCTCGGCCTGCGTGTAGCGGTAGAGAGCTTGGTAGATTCTCACGCGGCACGCCCCACTGCGTCGAACGCGGCTTTTACGCGGGTTTCAAGGAGCTTCTTGATGGAGCGGCGCTTGGCCTTCACGGCGTCAGCCAAGAACGGATTCGGGCGGCTGCCTGGGTGAAATACTTTCGTGCGGACTTGGTCGCCGACGCGGGAGAGCCAGGCGAAGGCGCGGCCTGCAATCTTGAGCAGCCGCTTGCTGCTACTCTTGCCGCGGATCCAGTGCGGCTTCGTGCCGTTATGGATCATTGCAGCGTGCGGCGCGTCCTTCTGGAACGTAAACGTGAACGCCTGCATGAAGGTCTTGTATTTGCGGCCCTTCGCAGCCTTGATCGCTTTCTTGAGGTCGCCGGGCGGCCGGTCCGATCCGAACCGCTTGGTGGTGTACGGCGCAATCGGCGCACGCCGCGCGGCCTCGCCCCGGATCTCGCGGGCGGCTTCGAGTAAGGCCTCTTCGATATCTTGGCCCGCTGCGGTCTGCATGATGCGCTTCATCTGGCCAACGAGCTCGTCCATACCCTTGACGCTGATTCCAAGGCTGCGCTGGGAAGGCATTAGATCAGCACCTCAACGGCCTGCATCGTCAGCATCTCGTCCCGCTCGTCGGGGTTCAAAATTGACTTGATATCGAAGTAGCGGACGGCCTGCGTTTTCTGGTCTGTGTATTTCACCCGCATGGCTGGCGTCAGGCCGACCACGAACCGCAAGCGGATCGTGTGAGTCAGGTCCGCCATGACCTGCCGCGCGGCGAAGAACTCGCGCCCGTTGCCGGTCTCGATAGAGGCCCAGCACTGATGGACGCTCGTCCACGTCTCCGTGCGGTCGCCGTTGGCGTCCACGGCGATGGTGTTGGCCTCAATGTCGATCAGGTGCCGCAGTGCCCCGGCTCTCATATGAACACTCTCCACGGGGCGATGAGTGCAGACGCGGCCAGCGGTAGCTCGGCCTCGTCCACAGCGGCCGCAGTGCCAACGACAACGGCCTCGCGGTGCTCGTAGAAGTGCGACGCGAGCATTCGGATGGCCTGTCGAATGGCCGTCGGTACGCTGGCCTGGTTAGGCCAGCCGCAGGTAAATTCAATCTCGATGGGGTCAGTGTTCCGAAGCGTCTCCGTGGGCCAGTCTTTCTGGTATTCCAGTACGATCTGGCCCGGCGTGCGCGCGGTGGAGACTCCGTAGTTACTGCTGGCAAATGTGTGCTGTACGCCGATGGAGTCGGTGTACTTGACGTAAGCCACCGACACGAGCGGCGAGTAGGGTATGGTGATGACGCCGGTATCGGGGAAGTAGTCCAGATACATGCGCCAAGTCTGAGTCGCGAATCGACGATTCGAGACCACCTCCAGATGGTTGGTCGCCGCCTGGACGTAAGGGCTCAACTGCTCGACCGGTTGACCTATGGCGCGGGAGTGCGCTTCAAAGTCGCTGTCGGACAGCGCCCAGAACGTCGGCGGCGTCACCAGCTGGAGGCGGTGCTCGATCATTAGTCGATCTCGGTAGCAGTTGCCGAGCCGCCGAACCGCGGGCCGGCAAGGGCGATGGCAATACCACCCAGCACCGGCGAGTCCACGACCTCAACAGCTTTCAGCCGCACGTACGAATAGCCAGCGTTGGCCAGCTCCTCGGCGTGCACCTGGATAGCGTAAATCTGCGAGGCGCCAGCCGTCGTGGTGAAGCCAGCCGCGGTGCGGGCCGTCATCGCGCCCTGCACGTCGGTCGACGTGATGGACTTCGAATAGAACGGCACGGCAGTCGTGTTGGTCGGGATGATGTCATCACAGGCTTCGACCGTAATGGTCGAGGTTCCGGTGGCACCAGCGCCCTTGTGGATCAAGAACAGGGCACTGTCGAAGTTGCCGAGCGAAACAACGTCGCTAGTTACCGTGCCGCTGAACGCATCGGCCACTGGATCGAGGCCTTTGACGAAGTGGAGGTTATTTAGAAGTTCGTACGGGATCATATTGGTTCCTCCTTGTTAGGCGCGAGCGTCGACCGTTACGAACGGCGACAAAGTGTTGGAGCCCTTAAACGGAGTAATGGGCTGCTTGACCGACGACTGGCCGTTGACGTCGATGGACCACTTGAACGTCATCTCGTCGTAAATAAACCGAACGTGCATCGACTGCGCAGCGCGTAAGCCGCCCTGCGTGATGACGACATATTTCGACAGGTTCGCCAGCACCACGTCGCCCTTGTCGCCGAGCGTTTCGGCCTGTTCGACGGGGATGACCGGGAAGCCGAGGAACGTGCCGTACTGAATCGAGCCGGCGACGCTGTTGTTCGGCAGGAACACCGGCTGTTGGCCCACGGTGAGAAGCGGGAACTGGCCGATCGTGTCGGGATTGCAAAGCCAAACGATGCGGTCGCCGGGCTCGCGGTAGAGGCGCGACAGCATGCTCGTGGCGTTTTCAATCACGAAGGTGTCGGCGGCCTGTCCGGTCTTCTTGGCGACCGAGACCATCAGGGCGCCGCCGTAGTTCTGCACTGAGAAGCCGAGCGGTTTGCCGACGCCGTCGCCGCGCCAGATGGCGTCGTCGAGTTTAAACGCGATTTCGGACGCAAAGGCGTTTTCAAACACGGTGGCCATGGCGGGAGCGTTGCGGAGCAGGCGCTCGGTCGCATACGCCAGACACTTCAGCGATTCAAGACGGATCTCGTGACGAGACAGCTTCGGTTTGGTGGCGGTCGGCGCGTCAGCTTCGCCCGTCCAGTAGGCCTGCACGCCGCCCCAGCGAGAGCCGTTGGCGCGGGAGGTCTCGTCGATGTACGGCAGCTCAAGCGAGTCGCTGCCTTCGCCGATCGGAATATTGGTGCAGAGCGGGAAGATCCGCGCCGTTTCGCGGGCCTTGAGCAGGAGCGCCGTCGAGAACTCGGTCCCGATGGCAAACCCACCGTCCGCGGGAACCGCGGCCGACGCGCCCGAGGCCGTCAGGTTCTGCCCAAACAGTCGCTTATCGATCTGGCCGCCGAGCCCCTGGAAGGCTCCGCGCGGGCTCTGCGCGTACGCAATAGCCGCCAGCTGCTCGCCGACGGACTCGAACGGGCGGGCCGCTTCGTTGTCGCTGGTGACGCGGGCAGGCTCACGAGTCACGTTTGCCTTGGCGCGGGCTTCGAGAGCCTCAACCGCAGCAAGTTGCTCGCGGACGGTTTTAAGTTCGTTTTCTTTTGCATCGACCGCCTGCAGATGCGCCACCGGATCGGCGGCACCGCTGGAAGCGGCGAGAACCGCGCTGTACTCGGTTTCGAGCGCGGAGACCTGAGAGAGTAGCTCTCGTTTCGTCATCGTTCCCCCTATTTCCCCAGCACTCGCCAACGCCGCATCCGCAGCGCCAGTTCGTACTGGGCTCTTTGCTGGTCCGCGCTCGGCGCGGCCGTCAAACTCGTCGATAAGATCTTGGCATTCGGGTCGGCTCCAATCGGAACAACGCTGATTTCGTAGGGCTTCCACTTGCGGGCCAAGTATTGCTTGACCTCGGCGCCAGGCTTGGACTCGACAACGAGCTCGCCGATCTGAACGCCCATAGAGACGTTGCGCAGGATGCCGTCCTGGATGTCCTGCCATGTGCCGTTTACGTCCTCGCGATTCGAAAATCGCAGGACGGCCCGGTAGCCGTCGTCGGCGCGGCGGGCGGACTCGACCACGCCGATCACGTACTCGGTTTCGTCGATCTGATGGCCGTCGAGGACGGGCGCGCCGGCAGACAGCGCGGAGAGGTCGGCGCTTTCCATGTCGAAGCGCAGCTTCCAGCTTTCGCCCGTGAAGAAGTCGAACCGCTCGACGGTGGCCCCGCTGTAGAACAGCACTTCGCGGCGGCGCGGGCCTTCGGCTTTTGGCTCTTCGTCGTCGTCGTCCGGCGCCGGCATCGGTGCGAGTAGCTGGCCGGCTAGTTGGATTTTCAAATTCTCCGTCATTGCCTCACCCCCGCTTGATCTACCGGTATCATTGCGCCCTGCACCAGATACTTTTCGCCGCCGTCGTACGGGTTCAGGTTTTCCTTCGCGCGGATCTCGTTCGCGTTCAGGACGCCGATGTTCCGCATCGCGCTGTAGAACGTCGCGCGGCTGGCCGCGTCGCCGCGCAAGAGCGCGTCCATGTTGAATTCGGCATAGTAGGTCTCGGCCTCGCGCGGCCCGAATAGCTGCATGTTAATCCGCTTCTCGATTCGCGCCAGCCACGGGCGAATCGTATGCGTTGCGAAGTCGATGCCCTGGTGTTCGATGTTGTTGTTCGTGCTGCGGGTCAGGTCTTGGATCATGTGCGGCGGCACGCGGAAGATCGAGCAGATATCGGCCTTCTGATACTGCCTCAGCTCCAGGAACTGCATGTCGCGGTGGTTGATCGAGACCGACTTGATCTCAGCGCCCTGCTCCAGAACGCCGATCTTTCCCGCGTTGCGGACGCCGCCGAAGTTGCTCATCAGCCACGTCTGCAGGTTGTTCCGGGCCTCGTTGCTCAACGCCTGCGGCACGGTCAGATACGAGGGCGGCGTGGCGTTGTTGCGGAAGAAGTTCGCCCCGTAGCCTTCGGCGTCCTGGGTCATGCCCAGCGCCTGCGCCATGTACGAGACGGGCGAATGCCCGACGAGATTGTCCTCGCCGTCGTAGCCCAAGCCGGGGATGTGGAGGATGTCGGAGGCGGTGTACATCTGGTTGGCGTAGGTGTACACAAGAACGCCCGTCTCCGGGTCCCGCGCCACGCGCATCCCGGCTGGCGACAATGGCACCAGGCGCACAACATCGCCGCGCATATTCGTGACGATGCGGGCGTAAAAGTTGCCGTGGAGGCAGAGGCACTTCGCGGCCAGTTCCCAGAACTCAAAGGCGCTCATGTCGTCGTTAGGCGCGTCGTGCAGCAGGTAGTACAGCGGGTGATTCCGGTCCAACTGCCGCCCGTCAGCCGTGCGCCGGAACACGCCGCAGGGCAGACTGCCGATGGACTCGGCGATCACGCGGACGCAAGCCCAAACAGCGGTGATGCGCATGGCGGAGTCCGTGCTCACGAACCACTTGGAGCCGTTGACGGGCTTGTACCAGAAGTCGCTATCTGGCGGCGGGGTGGCTCCGAGTTTTACCATCAGTCGGCCGAAGGCGTTCATGTTGCGGTAGCACGAAACTTTCGAGTCGTGCTAACAGCGTAGCACGAATTTTGTCAACTGTAGCACGGGTATTTTTTTCGCGGCACTACCAACTGATCGTCAGCGGCGTCATGTCTTCGTACACGCTGCGCTCAGCCCGCACGTCCTGAACACAAATGCCGGTCGCCATTACGGCGGCGATGACGAGGTCGTTGCGGCTGGACTCGCGGCGTCTGTCGGAGTGAATCGGCTTGATATTGCCGGCCGGGTCGGTGCTGATTTCGGTGCAGTCGACGCACCAGCGAAACAGCGGGTTTCCGTCGTGAACTAGGTTGCGCTCGTGGATCAAAGCTTCGAAGCGTTTACTGGCCGGGGACATCG